AGACTCCTCTAGCCATCGATTTAATAAGGCTCGATGCTCAGTCTTGAATTTCTGATGAGGGGTCTCAGTCATCTTTCTCATCGATCAATGTTATAATGCGGTGAAAGGCGGCAATCTCACCCGATAGACGGGCAAGTTTCTCGGGGCTGTCGATGTGCTGGTAGTCCATAAAGTCTACTAAGCACGATTCTTTCTGCTCTTTTATAAATCCTACTAAAGCCTTGAACTCGGTTAAGTCCTTTAAGCCGGCAACTGCGTCTTGTATGGTCACTTCTTTTTACGCTTTCCTTGGGATGCTTTGATCGCTTTTGCTGATGGATAGCCCTTATCTCCAGGCTTATTCATCCGCTCCCCCGAGCCTGCTTTTATGCGTTTCTTCTTGGCGGTGATATTCGCCCATAATCCAGGTTTCTTCTTGTTCATTACCATTTAACTTTATCAGCCCAATAGGCCGCAGATGTTTTACCCCTTGCGATATTCTTGGCGTGTCTGTCTTTGAAACTTTTACGCTTTTGTTTCATCGCTTGACTCTCACCCTTCTTGGGTTTGCCAGCAGTTTTAGCACCCTGTTCACCAAATCGAATCAATTGATATTTATCCTTTTCGTTTTTGATAACAACTGCATGGGACTTGGTTGGGTGATTAGGTGTTCGCTTGGGCTTATTCACCCCAGCGAACTTCATTCCTCTGTATGTTAAACTCATGCCGCTACTGCTGTGCCAGGTACATTGCCTGGGGCAGTCCCTAGCTGTCCGATCCGAGCATTCTGTTGTTGCTGTTGCTGGAACTCTAGCTGACTAGCATAGGTCTGTAGTCTCTTTGCAAAGTTCTCATCGTTTTGCAGTCGCTCCTGAACATCGGTGGCTGGAATAGCTTCAGAGCCTTGGATGTACTGCTGTAATACTTGCAAGCGAAGCTGTGCGTTTGCCCCCTGCTCGGGTGCATTGACAACCTGACCACTTGCGATCTTGGCGATATCATTCGATGTCTCGATAATCTCCTTCGTTGTGGCCTCCTGTGCAGGCATAATCAGCTGACTTGCTAGGTTTGGATCGATTGCTTCCAGTACCTTACGAAGATATACATCGTAGCGAGCCGTCCCCTGACGGTCATATTGTGCCATTAGCTTACCAACGGTATCCAGCTTCTGTATAACCTTCTCCTCGTCTGCATTCATCGAGTTCCATGAAATATTGAAATCATACAACTCGGCAGTCTCATCCAATATAAGCTGTGCGCCCTCCTCGTTATTTGTTACCCGAAACCATATCATCGGTCCTGAATAAGTACGATCCAAGCACCACACTCTCTTGAGGATCTCCTTCCATCCATTCAGCCAGCAGTTCACCAGGTGCTGTTTAATCACATTGGCTTCCACCGCATCTTCGGGACCAGTCGCCCGACCGGTTATGCGATTACATAGCTTGCGGATATCCATCTCCACCTGTGTCGATGCTGGTGAATACCTAGGTGTCTCCACAAAGCCAACTTCACCACGCCTACGCACAGGCAAGAATGCACCTGGGCCCAAACGCTCGGGACGGCGGCCAATCGGATATTCCACAGCAGGGAAAGTGGTCATGCTTGCCTGGTCCCGCCGAGCGTCCATCTCTGTCTTGGCCGCAATCTGATAACTCTTTAACAACTCAGGGTATCCCCGAGAGTCCAATAAACGATGGTTTAAATGCTCTCTCGTGATACATACAAATGGATACCTACCCTCGTCATATCCGACAGGCTCATGGAACCCAGCTTCTTCCATCTCCTCGGTCCAGCAGGTCTTGGTCACTACAGGTACATCATCCTCATCGAGTTCCTTACGATAAGTAGTAATAACCTTAATCAATCCCTCGTAGTGCTGGCTCCCGTAGTTGTTCCCATAGTCATAGGACATCATGGAGTCGGAGTATGACTCTTGTTCGTAAAAATCTTTAGCCTTCTCAATAGCTTCATCGATCCACTTGGCATCCCATCCCTCATTTACCTTCTGCTTCAATGCTTCAGGCGTATAGTAATGCAAGCAATGGATGGAACGGGCGGACTCCAAATCGATCACATTGCTGTCCACGATCAATTCCCGCCCAAGCTCATATGCTTTGACTGCCGGACGATTAACGACCACTTTTTCGGTCGGAATTTCGGTCTCACCTGTCTTGCGAAGTTCGTTAAGCATCTTCTTCACCCGTCTCTTCTTCAGGTTAGGGAACATCGGATAGAACATCTCCTCGACCCCCTCCTTCATTTCAGGGTCTTGGATAGCCATAGCCAACTCAGGCGATTGCTCCGCAATTTGGTCCAAACTAATAGGCTCAAACTTCCTCGTCTTCTCCTGCTTCCAGTATGTACCGAAAAAGGTCAGTCCATTCTGCAATAAATAATTTGCCCCAATGGATGACTCCCTCATCAGTTCATCCATCGTACCCATTCGCCACTTCAAAAATTCACTCACCAGCTTGGCCGATGCAATGTCGCCGCTCTCCACAGGCGCGGCTACCAGGTTGGCCTGCGACAGGGCCTGCGTGAGAGTCGCGACATCCCCATCGATTAATGGGTTGATAACGCCAGCGTCTAGGTCGCTTGCACCGTCAAATGGGAAGGCTTCAGGTCCATGCTTCTTGCCATCTCCACTCTTCCCTGCCCACTCGTTAAAGCGAACCTCCCGAGCATCTTCGGCTTTATCCATCCACCAGCTAAGGTTTGCTTTTGCTCGTTCAAAATCCTGTTTAAGCCCATCCACATCGGGCTTTTCCTCAAATATTTGTACTTCTGTTTCCATTTTAACCTTCCAAGTTTAACATTTTATTTTTTAATTTTGTCAGGGCTTTGCTTTCGATTCGGGCAACGGTCTTGAACGATACCCCAATAAAATCCGCAATCTCCTCCAAAGTGTATGCACGGCCTTCCTCTCCATGCTCCCGACATTTAATTCCTTCTTCCACCACTAACTCCCGAAGCATTGCATCGATCCGCCTGTCCGTCTCCTCACGGGTCTCAGACCAGTCTGTACAGCTTCTCCTCACCCTCCACCTTCTTCACTAATATCTGACTCTTGGGAGGATGGTTGTCCTGTGGCCTCTTCACACATATCCCAACCTCTTCACGATCCTCAAAATATATCCGCATTAAACGAGGATTCGGGACCATCGCTAATACCCGTGCCTTCTCATACCTCGGCTTTACTTCCTCAATCACAGGAGGTGCTTCCTTCGCCAATTCCTCCTTATACACCTTCTGCACAGTCGCTCGGCTGAAGCCGACAGCCTTGGCAATCTTAGGCCATGTCTCCCCAGCCTCCCTTAATAATACAATCTGATTACGATGCCCAGGCATCACCTTATTATTCTTCATCAATAACTCCCTCCACCTGTTCCGACCAATTCCTCCTGGTCAAAATATTCAAAATTTCCCACAGCGAAATATCTCACACAGTCCACCATGTCTTTAGCCGGATTCTTCAAATCACCCGTCTGATACTCCTGCATACAGGCTACCAAGTTCTGACACTCATCCGAAATCATCAGCTTAGGATGGTTCCCCAGCCCCATCTCCTTGGTACGATCCCATGCCAGTAAATTATTAATCGCCTGCAAGCCCGTCTCGATGTCCAAACCTTCCGCAGGGACGACCGGTAAGCCCTCTTCCGCTAAATCATCAATAATATTAGAACTGCCTTCCGATTTCTGATAGCTCGCCGCCCCCAACCTCGGGTCGATGATACGATCCACAAATCGATCACCCTCCATCCGCCTAATCACCTCTGCATAGTCCTTTAATCCGAACCCATTCGGTTGGGCGGCCTCGCCTGCACTAACCTTATCCCCCTTGGTTAAGTCAATCCATCCACCATAACTATCAAAATCAGGAAACTCCTTAACCGCCCAGGCGACCCCATGTGGATCAATCCCAAACAGCACCATCGTCCAAGGCTTTGCCCCAGCAGGGTCAATCGAAAGCACCCACGAGGCATCCGCATCGTCCGCTAAAACAGGCACTTCTTTAGCCTGGACGATATTCTTGTCAGAAAAGGCAGGAAACACCGTTTTAGATGCCTTTACGGGGACTCCATACGCCCGACAAAGGATCGTTTCCCTCTTCTCCCCCTCCAATTGCGTCTTCATCGCCGACCATCCACCAAATGGATTGGCCGCAGTATGGAAATACACCACACTCGAGGCTTTCCTCAAGGGCTGTTGGACCAATGGAACCTCCTCACCATCCAAAAGGTCAGCTTTTGCCGATTCCACAGTCTTTGCTCCCGTCAGCATACTCTTTACCACCGAGTTCCACCCGTCCACGGCTGTGAAGGATATAATTCCCTTACTATTTCGGGTGACCGTTCTAAAACGAAGAGTCTCCACCCACGGCATTGGCACCAATTCGTCTGCCCAGTACCCAATGTTGTGGGTGCCGTTGAGCGGCTCTTGCGGACAGCCGATCTCTCCACCCTCAATCGTGCTGATATCTTGCGACCAATTACGAAAAATACACTCAGATCGGTTGGGCAAAGTAAACTTTCCGGCTGTGAAGCCGTTACGAAGAGAATAGATCAGATATCCGACTTTGCCCCTACCTAATCCTTTAAATTCTTTTGGAATATATTTGAATATGAGCTTCTGCTGGAACTGAATGCTATTGGCCGATGTCTCAGTTAAGCACCATATGATCGTACCTGGGTTCTCTACGAGGCATTGCACAACCCGCTTCGCACAAAGTTCAGACTTGCCCGCACGATTGCCTCCCATAAGGAGGATCTCCTGATGCGATTTAAGCTCCCTATCTGCCAACTTCCATGTATCTAGTTCAAACCCATGACGATATGGGTCATCCTTCTCCAGCTTGATCGCTTCTTCCCTTCTCTCCCAATAGGCGAGGATGCTCTCAGGCGACATCCGCAGCATCTCTGCCTTGCTGAGAGGCGGGATGGCGGGATGCGGTGACCATTCGAGAGGCATCGCTAATGATAACAGATTATCGATAAGAGGTCACCTCGGGTTGGGCAATTTGTCAGAATTTTTTTGTGGCTACTAATCGGTCGGCGGTGATCGCGGGGCCGCCTGGCAGACCCCCTCCCCCCCTCCAGGAGCCTAAAATTTTTTATGTGATTTCGGCAGAAAAGTCAGAAATGTTATATTTTACGCCTAATTATGCCATGCAGGACAAAAATGTTTCCGCACAACATCGATTATGTCTAATTAGGACTTGCCTCGAGGCTTATTGAGAATTAGTTCTCAAATGCTTACACCGATAGAAATGCCTACCGATAAAAAGAGGGTTGTGATGGAGGCTGAGAACCTTCCAGCTAATCTTGAACAGGAAAGAACCTGTCCAGCAATCTACACAGCACAGGGTCTTTACGATAAGAGACCAGGTGACTATGCTAAGATGGTTCAGATGCTTGCCGATGGTGTACCTGTTACTCGCATCAAAAAGGATCTCAAGGTATCTCATAATACAATAGCTGTAGTTCGCTCTCGTGAGAAAGAGGTGATCGAATCATCGAAGAAAGTAATGAGAGGTTTAATTGGCCATGCTTCACAGCTTGCAGTCGAAAAGATGATCGAGAAACTTGAGAACGATGAAATCCCATCAGGTGTTCTTCCTATCGCTACCGGCATATTAATCGATAAGCATCGCCAGTACGAAGGTGAGCCGACTCAAACCATAGAGGTGAAGAAATCTTTATCCCTCGATGAGATCCGAGCAGAGCTAGCTAACCTCAAGAACGAAAAAGTAATTGAGGCTGAGGTTACGGATGTCGAACCTTCAGCATGAATGGCGTTGGATAATCGCCCTGGCGTTTTTCTTTTTAGAGCGAGACTTGATAATGGATATCTGCTTTGCCTTAATTGAGATTGTTATCCGCCTGACCGCCTGACCTGCAATCCTTAGATTGCTAGCCTACCTGGTTGGCTGTGTCAGAATGTTTTGATGCAATATCCCTACGATAGCGTTTAAACGGGCAGGAGGGCATCTATTTAGCCTTTTCCCTATCCAGCGAGTCTTCTGACTCATCTTTACCCGATCAAAGCCTTTTACGAGCAATCCTGAATAAGCTGTGTATTCGGTTCTCACGAGTGAGTAGTAAGCGGTTCAAATCTTTTACGATAATAATCTGACTAGTAGTCCCCCTATAGGCTGTGCAAAGGTAGTAGCTTGCTCCGCTAGGGGAGCAACTACTACTTACAGCCTTGAAGCACTACTACTACTCCTCCTATATATAAGGGGAGCAGTAGTAGTTTTGAGACTCATTTGAGACTACCTTTCATCGTTATAGGAGTATATGTTTTGTTTACCCTTTTCGGTCTTTAGTACACTAATATTTTTAGTCTTTTTGATAAGATTTCGGACAGCATTTTGGCTTAAATTTTCGTTTAACTTATCATTCAGTTTATCTTTTAAGACTTCAAGACCCATGATCGAGTTAGGTTTTAGCAGTTCGATTAGGGCTGTAGATAGTTTATCCTGCCTGTCCTTTTTATCTTTGGACTGCCCAGGTTTTCTTAATTTCGGTTCCATATCGGGCTTATGGATAAAGTTTGGCCATGAAAATTCTACCACTTGAGGGTCGGGGGTTGGGAAGTCTCGGAGGGTGGCCTCGAGTACGAGGTGATCCTCCTCTTCGTGGGGTGTTAGGGTAAGGATGGCATCGGGGTCACGGGCAAACACGCCTGACCCGCTTGCCCGATCGATGTGGTCTGTGTCAGACTTGTTTCCTTTTGAAAAGTGGTGGGCATATACGAATGAGCAGTCTAGGCGTTCGGAGAACTTCTCCATTCGGTTTACCACTTCAGAGATAGCACCGGCATCGTTTTCATCTGCCCCTGTGGCGAGCTTATAGAATGGGTCTACGATTACGAGGTCGGGCTTGTAGTCGCGGAGATCCTCGATGTGGTGGACGAGGTCTTCGAGGGATCGGGATTGGCCTCGTAGTCCACAGTAGAGGAAGCGGGGGTTCTGTTTATAAATGCCTGGATTCGAAGCGATGATGGAGGTTATTCGCTTGGCGGCCATGCGGGGCTTTAGCTCAAAGTCGAGGTAGATAACATTGCCTTGGGTTGTTTCGTGGCCTAACCAGGGCTTTCCATTGGCTACAGCTAGGCCGAGGTGGAGGAGGGATAAGGTTTTACCTGCTTTGGAGGAGCCTGATATAATCATCTTCGATCCTTTGTGTAGGACATTCTTGATGATTTGCGGGGGCATATCTGTGTGGGTATCAATTGATACTATGTCGGAGAGGGTGAGAAACTTGGGGGCAGGTAGCGGGTCATCGATTGCCAGCGAGTAGGTTTGAGGTGCATCGGATGACGGGGCTGGATAGTCTACAGGTCCACGGGAGGAAAAGTATATATCCAGTTCATCTGCTTTAGCGAGTGTCTCGGGGTTTAGGTAATCTTCTCTGTATGCCATTTGCGTATGATTGTATGTTTAATGTTTATGTTTCACTAAGATGATAAAGTCGGGCTTCCCCTCGCCTTGCTCTCGGACAATGATGACTAGGTTTGTCTCGTCCATACGGGATGCAAAGTTTACAGCATCCTCCATAGGAACCCCTAAGCTAATAAACCGTCTTGCGATGGTTTTTTGTAGGGCTATTGCTTCCAAAAGATTACCTCCTGCTTGGCAGGGAATGGTTCGCATTCCTTTCTGCGTGTTCCCCAGGGTAATCGGCAGAGTTGGTTCATTAGTTTAAATCGTGGATCTCCACCGAGCTTTTGGGAGAGTTCGAGAAATTCTGCCTTATATCCCTCGATCCAATGGAACCAGGCGTGTAGAGATTTCCCTCCTGAATTGACGATCATTTTTAGGGGGGCAATCTGTTCGAGGCGTAGGATGAGACCAAGCTGTTGCTCGAATGATAGGGATGGATCGTCTGTCTCGTGGATAAAGTATTTACGCCCCAGCACCTGTGCTTCTGACCGGTTGGTCGCATGAGCGGGGAAGGTGTTGTATGTGGTGAACTGATAGTCGGCTAGGTCGGGCATAGCGATTGCCTGTGCTATGGTCATGGGTGCAGACCGCTCGGCGACTACCCGCTGGACAAAGATTGATTCGTCTAGATGGAAGAGTCCTTTGAGCGCATCCTCGGCATTCATCGGAATGGGGTCGGATCGGAGGGTGAACTTCTCGAATAATCCGGCATACCCTAAATTGTTTTCTTTTAGGGCGGGGTCAGGTTGTGCTACTTTTATGGGGTTTTTCGGCAGGTCGGGGTGGTTATGTCGATGATATGCTCCTTTTATAGCATTTCGTAGCTCGGCTGGTTGGTTTGGGCGATGGGATACTTTATCGAGTAGTGCGAGCAATGCTCTTTCTGCCTCGGCTGGGTCTTTTGTGTACCTGGTCACCACGAGGGACAGGCGGAGCAGGATATCGTGATGGGACAATAAACCGCTTGGCAGGTTTTCTAGACACCTGCGTATATCTCCTTTAAGTGTGGCCATATTATTCCTCTGCGAGTAGTCGGGTGATTTGCTCGGTAATCTTCAGCATCGCCCCTCGTTCGATCTTGGAGATCGTTTGCTTGGCTACGCCTGCCTTTCGGGCAATCTCATCCTGTGTGTAGCCTCTGTGGTCCTCGGGTAATGCTCTGAGCATCTGCCTCAGACGGGCATCGGTTGCCATCTTACGGATGGAGTTGGATGGTCTACTCGGCATCGAGGTAATCCCTTTGGGTTTTAGGGAGTTCCTGATCGGGCAAGAGCCTACCTTTTCTTGTACGCTTTACTGGTTCTGAGCGAGAGATATGGGTTCTATACTTTCTACCATGCTCATCCAAAGCGATTTGGTTCTTATTCATTAAATCGTCATATGCAGGCATTTTAGGATTTTCATCCACATTCACCCAATCGGTTATGAAGTGTTTAGGCAGTCCATGCTCGGAGATATGTGAATCGCTTGGATCTACCTCATGGCCTTCCCGAGAGATGTGTATGATCTTGTACCCGATCCTGTACAAGTCAGCCCATCGCTTGATCGCCCATGCCTCGTTAGGGAATCGGATATCATCGAATACAACGAGGCGTTTGCCTAGGTAAGGCTCGGCCATCCGCTTGGCCGCATCGACCCATATGTTTGGATAAATGGATTCCCTGCCCCACTCTGTGCCGAGTGTCTGTAACATGTTACGGGTAGTAATACCTTCAGGGAATCCTGGTATCGGTTCCTCCTTTCGATCCAGCCAAGCGGGATGGGGAAGGACGACCTTGAGCATCTCCTTGATCGGTGTGGCGAATGACAGGGTCACTCCACCGAGGGATCGTGCATAGGTCGATTTCCCAACCCCTTTAGGGCCACATAGTCCTATCAGTTTAGGTGCTGTACTTGTCATCCTTTTTTCTCCATGAAATCAATTAATGATTTAGAAAAATCCGAGCATGACTTAATGAACTTTCGGGAATGAATATCAGCACTCTTAGCGATCAGTTCGTTCGCCTCTTCCTTTTTCTTCTCGCAGTACCGATCAACCTTTTCCTTTTTAGCCTCCAAGGATTTTAGTTCCTTTCCTAGCTTTATCTTATGATTACGAAGTTGTTCCTCTACCGATTTTAATTCCTTCTCGGCATCTGCCATTTTTTTAGCAACCAATGGGTCTAACGGACTGCCATCTTTCAATTCATTCAACTCATCTAGCCTAAAAAATACCGTTCTAATATTTCCCATGCCTTCGACTTTCACATACACTCGCTGATCGTCTCCAAGCCATGCACGGATCGAATCAAAAACGGGTCCATTTCCTACAGTTTCTATATTTTTATTTTTCATTCAGTAAATCCTGCTCCTCCCATAATCGCACAAAAGAATGCGGTAATGACCCATAGCCATGCTCCTATCGCCAGGAGCATGAATCCTGCATACGCCAACCATTCCACCAGTTGTTTCATATCAACAATATTTCTGTAGAGATTTTTTCTTAGTTAATTTTGCTAACTTTAGGACAGTCCCTAAATTTATTTTCAAATGTTCGTAAGGTACTTCTACGGTGCTGAACCTACTGTCACATTCTTCGCATGACCTCCTTCTTCTTAACCCCCATTTATTGTGAACTCTCGTCTCAATTACATTAGTTTTTGAGTTACAGTTTAAACATTTCATATCAGTAATGTGTTTTGATTTCCCCCTCGGCGGCCAAGGGTAAGCCTGGGTAGCTTTGGGGTTCCTCGGTTAGTATTTTGATTAAAAGATCAAGTGCCGCCTGTCCTTCGTTCTCTCCA